CGCATCACCGATCCACATCATCACCGGCTGAACGACACCCTCCCACAGCCACATCAACGCATTACCGGCATTGGACAGCCAACCCGTGAACGTTTCCCAGAGTGGGCGGAGGAACTCCCAGGTCGCGGAGAAGGCGGATTGGATACCCGACCAGACTGCGTCCCAAATCTGCTTGCCCGTTTCGGTCTGAGTGAAGAAAGCGAAGACGGCTCCACCCACCGCGAGCAGAATTGTCAACAAGCGTCCCAGCGGGCTCGCGTTGATCGCCGTGTTCAGCAACTTCATCGCCGCCGCAGCGCCTTTGGTGGCGATGGTGTAAAGATTCTTCGCGAGCGCGGCTGCTTTGTCTGCGATCGAGGTGGCGATAATCTTCGCCTTCACCACGGAGAGTTCCGCCCCGAGTCTGATCAAGCCAGGAAGTAGGAGGGTGGCGAGCCCTGCCGCGACCACCTTGACGACTCCGAGATGCTCTTGAAAGAAGCCGATAACGGACTTGCCCGCATTGACGACTGCATCGAACCCGCTGGCGATCAAGTCAGCGAGAGTCGCCGAGAGCGTGCCGATGCCCTGGGATACTTCCAGGACGACATCGTTGAAGGACTTCAAGAACTCAGACGATTGATTCGTCTGCTGACCAGCGAATTCCGAAGCATTTCCTTGCTTACTGATCTCGTTGGAAATCGACTGGATGCCCGCGGAGCCCTGCTCTGCTGCCGCGCTCAGCGCCTTCATTGCATCGGCGCCGAATAGTGCCGACAAGTGTGACGTATATGCGGCATCTCCGTTTCGGAGCTGCGCGGTGCGCAACTGGTCGAACAGCGCTGGAAGGCCTACGAATTCTGCTGGAATTTCACCCAGAGTGAGACCGAGACGTTCGATTGCTTCGTTAGCTTCTTTAGAGTCCGTAGTGAATGCCGACAACACCGAGCCCAGCACACTGTCGACTTCCGAAACGGGGACTTCAGCCTCGCCGAATGCGACGAGCGCGGCTGCGGTGTCGGCCATGGTCATGCCTAACTGACCTGCCACAGCACCGGACTCGCTGAGTTCCTGACCAATCGCACTCACGCCAATCCCCAGCCGGTTAGAAGAGCCTGCGAGGACGTCAGCCGCCAACCGGGCGGACTCGGCCCCCAACCCGAACGCCTTCAAAACGTCCGTCTGGACTGCGGCGGCTTCGGATGCGTCGAGGTGCGCGGCTGCGGCCAGCTGTAGAGCGCTGCGGGCCGCGGACATGGATTCTTCGACGGAGAAACCACTCACAGCGAGCCCGGCCATCGCCGCCGCTGCGTCGTTGACCGAGGTGTTGACCACTCCAGCGTCCGAGCCGAGTTCCTTGGCACGCACGGCGACCTGCTCGAGTTGCTCCTCCGTCGCCCCAGAGACCTCGCCAATGGTGCTCAACGCGCCCTCGAAGCCCTGGCCCACGGCGATCATGTGATCGACTACGCCACCCAAGCCCACCTTGTCGGCCAATCCGCGCATCCCGGTGGTGACGGCGAGCGTGAACCCTTCAGCGAGAATCATACCGGCCTCACCACCCCCGGTTGCCGCGTCATGGACCGCATCCACGAAGGAGCTCTGGAGGATGCCGGTGGCGTCGTCGAATGCCTGCTGAAGCGAGTTCTGCAGAACTTCCTTGGCTCCACTCGCCGCATTCGAGAACGCTTGCCGCAAACCCGCTTCGAGTACCGTGGCGGCGTCGGCGGCCGCCCCTGAGGCGGCACCCGCGGCCTGCCCCGTCGCGTCATCGATGCCCTGCATCAAGGCCTCGCCGAATGTGCCGCGGATCTCGCTCAGAGCACTCTGAAAAACATCGCTGAACGATGCGGCGGCCGCGGCGCCCGCCTCAGCGGCTTCTTGTTCTGCGGCTTCTTGTTCTGTGGACATCGCACCTCAATCCGCGAAGACCGAATTCCAAGTAGAATCCGGGTATAAAAGGAACTACCAGCGGGTGGCAGCCGAACTGCGCTACACCACTGGTAGTCAACGAATATTCAGTTATCTCACGTCAAGCGTCAATGCAATCCGATGTCTTCCGATCTGCGCACTCAGGACATGAGATGGAACGAACGACTACGAGGGACACATTCGAGCAATTCCGCCGCCATTGATAGCCTCTCGCTTATCGCGCCAATGTATCTGCCGGCCCCACCAGTAGAAGTCCGGTCCTATTGCCGCACCGATACTGTCCGGGAAGATTGCCTGGACTTCCCCATCCGAGATGGTGACGTAATCGTCCCTGAAATCGGCCTCGATATTCTCGTCAACGACTATATCGTTCTCAACAATCTGCCCATCTGTCACCGTCACGGTCAAGACGCTACCGTCAGGGGAGTGGGGCTCGCGTGAAGTGCTGATAAAGAACTCGGTGGTTCCTGGCGATAGATCGCCTTCGTAGTGCCAAGTAATCGTTTTCGAGTCTTGGCCGAACCCATTGGCGCCGGTCTCCACAGTAATCCGCACCAGTCCCGGACCATCCGGTGGAGTGGTGCCACATTCACTTGCCGCCGTGGTGTGATGGATCGGACTACTGAGTGGCACAGCCTCCTCCATCTCCTCGCCGTCCCCGCTACCACACGCCGACACCATCGCGAACACCGGTGCCAACGCCATCAAACGCATCCTCGTACTCACCTGTCACACATCCTCATCCCCGGGTGCACGTCCGACCGCACCACGCGATCCACGCCAACCGGACTGGTAGCGTCAGCTTTTCGACGGGTACCGACAGTAGTGCACCCAATTCCCACAAGCCTGCCCAAGCAGGTAGTGGAGGCGAAAGCGCAGCTATTGAGCCTCTTTTCATCCTCGTTCTGAGTGGATCTCACGCTCCTGTAGGACGTGGATGGCCTTGACCGGCGTCCCTGCTTTGCGCGGGCAGCAGCGCAGTTTGTGCAGTATCTTCCAGCTTTTGAGCTGTGCGTTCGCGCGTTCACCAGCTGCCCGCAGCTTCGCGTGGGCGCGGTTGGCCTGCTTCTGTGATTCCGGTATTCCACGTCCCTTGTACGGGGTGCAGACCAGCGACCCCGTGATAGCCCCTGTCCGCCAACACGATCAGCCCGCACGCCTCGAGTTCGCGCATGATCTGCCAGACCCAGGCGGCCTTGGTGTCGTGCACGCTACCGGGCAATGCACCCGACACCCACACGATGTCGCCATCGGGTGTCTCGATGACCTCCACGTTCATTCCATGGTAGCGGTGCTTGCCCGAATAGTAGGGTCGATCCGCGGCCACCCGGTCGATCGCGATCAGGGTGCCGTCCAGCACGAGGTAGGCGTGCTGCTGGTGCTCGACTCGCCGCAGCGCCGAGCGCAGGGCCGGCGCGCGGGCTGCCAGCAGTTCCACGGTCTCCTCGACATAGCGCCACGCGGTCGTCGTCGACACCTCGATCCTGCGCCGAGGTTTCTGAAAGTTTCGGCTTTGCGCGGGTAGGCCAGTGCGAGCAGAACTTGGTGGCCCGGGTTGAGTTTGCGCCATACCGAGCCGATCCCGGCGCAGTGTCGGCGGATCAGTCCGGTGACGTAGGTGAGGGTCTGGCGTGACATCGGCAGCGTGGAACGGTAGAACAGCATCGGAGCCTTCAGGTGCAGCGATTTTGGTCGACCGCTGATCTACCAGGGGCTCCTCTCGATCCGGAGATGACGCGCCACACCGATCATCTCGCCGCTCAATGCATCCCACCGAGGATGAAAATGCTCATTCTTGTCGGGCCCGCACTGCCGCCAGCCGCTCGTGCACCTGATCCAGCGGAACCGCGTCGCCGCGTACCCGCCGCTTCGTCGTATCGTTGACGCCTGGGCGCGGATAGGGCGACGGCCGGTTGCGGCCACGGCTGCCGTCCTTGGTCTTGCTCCACAGCAACAGATTCGCCACATCCACCAGATCGGCGAGCAGGTGCTCGACCTGACCCCAGCGGTATCGGTCTGGATTCATGGCTCGCAACAGCGCACTGTCTTGTGGAGATTGGCGGATCAACACCGCGAGGTCCCGCCAAGTGAGACATGGTGAGCCGACGTCGCGCAATCGGACGCCGGCCCGGATGAGATCGGCTTCGATCGCCTCCCCGTGCTGCTCACACAGCTCTAGGAGGCCGAGGATTCCCCCAACTCGACTCCCGATTCCCGCTGCCACGCCGTCATCACCGTACGCACCTCGGCCTGGCTCATGGTGTCGATCACGCTGAGATCCTTCGCGGTGCACACACCTTCGATGAGCCCGAAGAACTGCTCTGTCTCACTTTCTTTGCGGAGCTTGCGGATCACGCCGAACGGGATGTTGTCGAAGCGTGGCAGGCTGATCTTCTTGCCGTTCTTGGCTGTGTAGGTGAACTTCTCCATCATGGACCGGACCTTTCTGTCCCTCTGTTGGATGTATGGACGAAGTGGACCGGGCTTTTCGAGGCCCGCCCGGTGAGGCAGGCCCGGTCCGTGGGTCGATGTGACCTCACCGGGCGGGGATTGTGCTACGAGTTGGGCTGCGCGCCTGTCGGTTACCCGGCGCTCTTGTTGATGTACTCGTAGATATTGGTGCCGCTGGCGTCCTCGAAGCACTCCATCGTGATGGTGTACATGATGGTGTCGGTGTGCACCTTGATGATGTCCTCCACCGCAGTGATCTGACCATTGGGGATGAAGGTGCGGATGGAGCCGACGGCATCGTCCACGGTGTCGATGACCCAGGCGTTGTGCGGCAGCGCCTTCTTGTTCTTCTCCACCGTAATCGCCTCGGTCTGTGCGTCGACGGTGACATTGTCGTCGCCGAACACCGCCTTGAGCACATCCGCATTGGTCGATTCGAGGAAGGCGAACTTGACCGTCGCGGTGTAGTCGGTCTGCAGCACCTTCACGGTGGAGCCACCGAAGGCCTTTTTCTTCTCGGTTTCGCGGGTGTTGGACTCGGTGAAACCTTCTTCGCCGACGAAGCCGCAGTCGACGAATGCGTTGTCCAGTGCATCGGTAGCACTCGTCGGACCCGCGGTGCCGAGCGGCGCTCGCAGCACCGCACCGCTCGCCTTCGGCATCGCCGCGTAAACGTTGGCAATCGTAGCCGCCATTATTGTTTCAGCCCCTTTCAGGCTTTGTGGACCGGACCTGGAATTCGTGGGAGCGACACTGGGCTCACTGCGCCTGGCCGCGGAGGAGAATGGACAAGGTGAACTGGTAGTTCGGGACGTAGGGGTCAGGATCGGGCAGCCGATCGTCCGGCCGGTCCGCCAACACCGCATCACGAATGCGCGGAACGGAGGGGTCGTTCCACGACGACCGCAGGATCGCGAAGCAGAGTTCCGTCAACTCCGCTGCACCGGAGGGTGTTTCGTCTGTGCACTGGATCGTGACGAATCGCGACGACAGGGCACGTCCGCGATCCTCACCCCAGGCGCTCCTGACTCGAACCATCCGACCGGGCGGCGACTCTGGGGGCGATCTCGTCACGAGAGTGTCGTCACCACGCTCGGTGAGCCGTGCAGTCAAATAGCCCACGACCAGCTCTTCGACGTCGGGAAACAGTACTATCTCGACCAT